GATAACATACATTATGTTCAATGAGCTCAGCCAAAGGCTGAGAAGGGGCCGAGGGGGGGCACCAAAGGGGGTCCGGCAGTTGAATCCAATGTTGGTATTGAAAATGCGGGAAACATTCGGTTATTGTCCCTATATGCTTACCGACAAGAAACAAGAAGCACTCCGTCTGCTCTCAGCGGGGCACACTATTCCCAAGGCAGCGGAGAAGATAGGCGTAGGTCGCGCTACGCTGTGGAAGTGGACCAAGGAGCCTGAGTTCTCGGCTGAGTTGACAGTGTATCGGAACAAGGAGGCTGCTGGTGCTCAGATGGCTTTAGGCCATGCTGTATACGAGGCTGTGGAGGTATTGCGTAGTATTATGGCTGATGAGGACTCTACGAATAAGGAGAGGACCGAGGCTGCCAAGATTGTTCTTGATAGGTCTAAGTTGCAGTTGACGGATGCCAAAGTGAAGGTGAAGGGTGGCGCTGATGCTTTGGAGAAGTGGTTGGGCGGTGAAGAGTGAGTCCTGAGATTGAGGATTTGCTTCAGAATCCTGAGAAGTTCATTTCGCGTTTGACGATTATGCACAAGCAGAAGCAGCGCTTGAGCAAGTTTGATTTGAATACTCCTCAGAAAATTTTGCTGGAAACATTGAGGAATCACAACAGGGTCATCATTCTCAAGGCGAGGCAGATGGGGATTTCGACTCTGACTCGTGGTTGGCATTTCTGGCAGGCGTATATGTCGGATGAGCCTCGGCAGTATGCTGTGATTAGTCATACGCGAGATTCTTCTGAAGAGCTTCATAGGATGGAGAAGACCTTCTACGAGAATCTACCAGACCCATTGCGTAGGCCTTTGGCCAAGTCATCTGCTAAGACGTTGCAGTTCAAGGATTCGGGTTCTGCTGTGAGGACGTACACAGCGGGTGGTAAGGGTGGTACTCGCTCTTTTGCTATGAATAGTGTTCACCTTTCTGAGTTTGCTTTCTATGAGAACCAAGAGGAGGTAATGGCCACGGTTATGGCGGCTGTGGGCGATGGTCAGATTATCATTGAGTCTACGCCGAATGTCCCTGGCGATAAGTTTCATGAGCTGGTGGAGGGAGCCAGAAAGGGAGAGAACGGTTGGAAGTTGATGTTCTTCCCTTGGTTTGTTCATAAGCATTACACGGCTGCTGAGTTGCCTGGTTGGTATATTCCTACTGCTAGGGAGAAGGTGGTTCAGGAAGAGCATCAGTTGTCTGTGGAGCAGTTGTTTTGGCGCAGGCAGCAGTTGAAGACTCTTGGGTCTGACAAGTTTGTGCGGGAGTATCCTGCCACGATTGAGGAGGCTTTCAGGGCGAGTGGGGTTCAGTTCTTTGACCCTGAAGCTTTGTCTGAGATTAAGGGTCTCGACATGGGTAGCCACGAGCATCGGCAATATGCGTTGCCGGAGCCAGGAGAGGCTTATGTGATGGGTGTGGATGTTGGCAGTGGCCTGGGGAAGAAGACTGATTTCTCAGCGATTACTGTGATTTCTGCGTCTACGCGCCAACCTGTTTACCACTTCATCAGCAACAAAACGCCGCCATCTAAACTGGCCGATAAGATTGTGGATATTTGGAAGAGGTACAATGAGCCTCGTGTGATTGTGGAGAGCAACGGTAATGGGATGTGGGTCATCCACCGCCTAAAAGAGTTGAAGGTTAGAAACCTGTACAAGGATAAGAATGGGAAGCCATTTCGCACCACTGTAGGAACAAGGCCATTGATGTTCCAAGCAATCAAGGCGGTGGTTGATGGTGGGGTGATTCACTCTCTTGACAAGCATGTGTTGGATGAGTTGACAACGATTGTCTACATCAAGGACAAGCCACAGGCAGCCAAGAAGAAGAATGATGATGTGACCATTTCGATGGCATTGTGCTATTACTTGCTTGAGAAGATGCCGTTGTTGGTGTCTCGTTCGGTGAAGACGGCGATGATGGAGAAGCACATTGCTTCAATGCGGGCTAAGAAATCGAAACGCGCTATTCCTTGGAATGTTCGTGGTGGAAATAAAACGGGTGGATACTAATGGGAAATAGAGAAACAGCTTATTGGAGGCGCAACTTTTTGGGTGGCGCACAAGAAAAGCCTTCTCGGTCTGAAGAGGAAGAAGAGGAAGATGATGAGTGGCTTATAAAGCTTCTTCAGGAAAGGCATACTCCACCTGTCGCTGTTCCTGGGCGGGTGTCCTCACCCAAGACTGTGAGAGCCCCATCACCAAAGCCTCCTGTTAGAGTAAGCGTTCCAGACAACATCTCTCGCAGGAAGATGTCTGGCAAGCTCAACAAGGAGCTTAGGTTAGATTATAAAGAAGGCCCTAAAGCCCGTGGTGACAAATACTTTGACCAAAGTAAAAAGTCTAAAGACTTCAAGCGCACCGAGAAGTTCACCAAGGATTCTCCCGGTAAAGTCAAGCAAATCGACCCCAACGAAAAGCTTCATAAGTCCCGAAAGCTTCATCGTGAAATGCGAGCCAGAACAAAGGGCGGCCAGTTTAAAGACCCACAGCAACTGCGAAACTATATTAGAATGGTAGAAGAAGGGTACAAGCACGGCAAGAAAATGCGCGGCCAATGGACTTGGAGGCAAGCAGCCGATCATGGTCTAAGGCAAGCAGCCAGTAAAGCTGGGCCTGCTGGGGCTGTCGTTGCTGCTGGGTATGGTGGCTATAAACTTGGCGAGTTTATTAGTGGTTTTACGCCTGCCGGAAAGCGAGAGGCGGCACGAAAAAGAGACCAGAAGATTCGTAAAGAACGAATAGCGTTAGCGAAACAGATTTACCCAAACCAACCTGAGCATTTTTATAAGAATCTAGCGCAAGAGATGTTTAATGAAGAGCACCGTGGTGACAAACTCACCGTTGACGACTTGACCGACGCCATGAAAATAATGCAGGAGTTGGAAGAACTAGAAGCGATAGAAGATGGGACAGCACGCGCCTTTATGCGTGAAATGAAGGGAAAGTAGATGAAGCCGAATGACTTGCAAGCGATTCTTGAAGAACATGACGCTTATTGGGAACATCGACGTGATGAGCTCCTGAGATACAAATCTGTCTATGAGATGGATTTCTGGGAGAACGAGGCCCAGGACCAAGAGACTCAGATTCGGATTCAAACGAATGATGGGTATGGCTACATTGAGTCTTTCCAGGCTTCTTTGTTTGCTAAGAATCCTGCAGTTGTGGTCAAGAAGGGTGTGCGAGGAAAGGGTGATATTGAGAAGTCCCAGGCGATTATCAATAGCTTTCTCCTTAAAAGCAGAAATGAGATTGAGAATGCGTCGAGGATGGCGCTGATTTATCCAAACTCCTTTTTGAAGCTGACCATTACTGACCGTGAAAGCGTCTATGACCGCGTTCTTCCTGTAGCGGTGCCCCCTTGGCAGATTATTGTGGACCGTGACGCGGCTCGTTGGGACACCCAGAGGTTTGTTGGCCATTGCTACTACATGACTGTGCCCGATGCTAAGAAGCGATTCGGGAATAAGTTCCAAGACATTGGCTCAGTGATGCATCATTTCTTTGATGACTACTCCCCACAAGAGGACCATGGGCAAGTTGCCGCAGAACCTCGCATTGACCCTGTCTCAGACATGTTCAAGTATGTGAAAGTAGTAGAGTTATACGACTTAATGAACGATAAGCTCTATTGGTGGTGTCCAGAAATCGCTGACAAGTGGCTGGATAGCGCGAGCTTTATCCCATTCAGGGACGCAAACGACGACGCCGTGACCCCGATTGTCCCGTTGTACTACAATCGTATCCCCGACCGTCCTCTGGTGGGGTATTCGTCCATCAAGCGCGTCTATGACCAGCTTTTCGAGATGAACATTATCCGTTCTTTCCAAGCAAATGCGGTGAGAAAGGCCAGTAGACAGTGGCTCGTGAAGAAAGGAGCCATGTCCGATGATGAAATGGCCCAGGTCACTAGTGGAATCGACGGTCTTTTTGTAGAGGTGGAGTCAGATGACCCCTTGGATACGATTATTCGGCCCGTTCCACACCAGAGTTTGCCTGC